GAGCGGTGGCTAGCAGGTAATGATATGCTCATCGTCAAATCTGACCGCAAGGAACCCATCGTTGTGCTGCCCTGGTCTACCTATGGGCAGCTGATCACAGGCGAGTAGGATGAAATCTCAGGATAGAATCGACTTGCAGAGTGAGGTTGTGACCCTTCTCATTGCGCTGCAGGGTGCGAAGGAGAAGATCCTCGAATATCAACAGGGAAAAGAAGAGATTGATGGGTCCTTGATGGGCGCACTGTACTGGATTGAACGTGGATTGAATAAGGATGGGGATCATTCGATGCCAATAACGAAACTGACGAACGACGAGGTCGCAGTGCTGCAGGAGATAGCGAGGCAGCACCTAGCGCAGAAGACGTTGATGGAAGCGATGGAAGTCACTGACGCAGATCTGGCGAGGACCAGCCTGACAGTGCGCGATAACGAAGGCAACAAGGTGATTGGCCGTAAGGTCGAGAAGATCGCGGTTAATATGCGCTTGGATAAGCCGCTGATAGAGATTGTCGATACGCAGTGCAAACAGATGGGTATGAAGAAAACCGATTGGATACGCATGGCGTTGTGGCAGTTTGTTCAACATAACAACATCACGATGAAGGCACAGCAACGCATCGAAGGTGAAGTGTATCCAGGCCCACAAAATTAGTTGTGCAGTGGCATCTAATTTTCACCAGCAAAATATGAGGGCACTGTACAACTATGCACGCACCTGAAGACTTTGATGCTGAACAAGCCGTACTGAGCAGCTGTATGCAGCGTATCGGTGCAATCCCTGAGATCACAGACATGGGGATAGAGGTCGAGTCCTTCTGGACCCCTGCAAATCAGAAGGTCTGGTTGGGCTTGCAGGATGCCCTGGCAGCAGCCCCCAAGGGCGCGGATGGCATTGACCCTCTGCTGCTGCACAAGCACCTGCGTAGTCGCGCCCCAGAAATATCGTTGGTAGACCTGACAACGTTATACACCTTAGTGGGCACCAGCCGCAACATCCGATGGCACGCGCAGAACCTCTTGGATCTACAGCAACGCCGTACCCTGGCTGAGATGGGTAGGTCTATGACCACCCGTGCTACCGATATGATGGATGACCCCGAAGACCTATTGTATGATCTGGAGGAGCATCTACTCAAGTACAGCAAGACGCAGGATACAGGGATGCTGCCCCTGGGAGACGCCGTAGGGATGACTCTGCACTGGACACGCAAAAATAAGGGGCTGGGGTTATTGGGTGAGCCCACCAACTTTATGGAATTGGACCGCATCACCAATGGCTTGCAACCCGCCCAGTTGATCGTGCTAGCCGCAAGACCCTCCAAGGGCAAGTCAGCCCTCGCTTGGCAGATTGCCAGTCATATCGCCCATAGAGGTCCCGTAGCGTACTTCTCCCTGGAGATGGATGCCCGTAGCTTGGTCCTACGTGCCCTCTGCCAGGAGACAGGGATCTGTATCTCAGACTTAGCCCGTGCCCATATCCCCACGCATCTCGTGGATCAGTTTGCGCAAGCGACACAAGAGATAGCAGCCCGTAAGCTCCATATTGATGAACGGGGCAGTGTCTCCCTACACGCCCTAAAAGCCCGTGCTAAGCGCTTACATCGTCAGGACCCCCTCTCCCTGATCGTAGTGGACTACCTGCAGCTAATGAGTGTCACGAGCGCTGCTACGCGGGAGCAGGAGGTATCGCAGATCAGCAGGGGCTTGAAAGCACTGGCAATGGACCTGGGTGTGCCCGTGCTAGCCTGTGCGCAGTTGAATCGTGCCATAGAGATGCGCACAGGCGAAGCCTCGCGCCCCAACCTCTCCGATCTGCGGGACTCGGGGCAGATCGAGCAGGATGCGGATGTAGTGGGGATGCTATGGTGGGGCTGGGAGCATTGTTCGGACCTGGCACAGGGAGACTGTGAGTTGATCATCCGCAAAAATAGGAACGGACCCCAAGGGACCATGCGCCTCAACTGGCAATCCGACACGGTGAAGTTTGTCGAAGCAACGACCTGAAACGATATACTACCTGCCCAGAATGGCCCTCCCTCCCCTGCCTCACGATGAGCAGCGGGAGCTAGTGCGGCGGTGGCAGGAGAACGAGGACTATGCGGCACGCGAGATGCTGGTGCGTAGCACCTTGGGTCTGGTAGCGAAGTTTTTGGGGGAACGTCCCTGGGTGCCCTTTGATGAGGGCTGTCAGAATATGTGCATCGAATTGATGGTCGCTATGGACAAATTCGACCTCTCACGCGATGTGGCGTTTACCAGTTATGCCCGTTGGAGACTGCTCAAAGCGGTGACCGATACCGAAATAGATGATAAGATCGTGCGATTACCTGGCACCGTAATCAAAGCCCAGCGCAAGAGGCGCAAGGAACTCAATGCCGCAATAGATAGCGGCATGTCCCGCTTACAAGCGGAATTGGCGATCTACGATCACTATCTCCATGCCCTCACGCAAGAGCAGGAAATAGGTGCGGTCGAGCCAACCCCCCCCGAAGAAGAGCCTCCTACGGATATCAGTCCCTACCTACAGTATATCCGCATACCCAGGCACCGCATGATCGTCAGATTTGTTGTTGGTAGTTTCGGGGGCATCCTATGGAGCTATGTAGCATTGGGGCGCATCATGGGAGTCAGCAAGCAACGGGTTGAGCAACAGGTGCTAATCGCCAAAAACGATATTAAGCGCAGTGTGTCGCGGTAATGCCCTCTGGGAGATCGGTATTACCCTCACTGTGCTGGGGGTGGAGGATGTTGCGGGGTGTCCTCCACCTCCTTGAACCCTGATTATGATTAAAGTGCGTCTATCGACAGAGGAGTTGAGAGGTGCCCTCCTGCACGCCCGTCAAAACCAGGAGCAGGGCATTGGCACCTATAAGAGCCAGGTGCATGACGTTGAAACCAGGCAGCAGCGGATGACTGTCGATCAGGCCGTAGGACAGGTCGCTACTTGTGCCGTAGCTAAATACCTATACGGTACAACCCAACTCTATTTCTTGACCCGATTCTGGCATAGCCAACATCCCGACACGGCAGATCATGGGTACGACATTGGATGCGCCAATATCGACGTTAAAGCGTCCTTTATGCGGGGATCTAAAGATCCCTTGCGCTATAACCTACTCTTGCGCCCCAGCGATCTGCGGGAGGATTGGGTGTACATCCAGTGCCTAATAGACCATGCCAGCGAGGACCCCACCCATTGGATTACAGAGCATCCTACCATCTACATCCCAGGGTATGCCACCCCAGCTGACCTACCCTTCGAAGTAGAGGATCAACACTCCTCCTTTAAAGGGTGTTATCGATTGTCCACCATCGACCTTAATCCCCTCCCTCCCTTACGCTACCACTGGTTCAATAACACCTAATCATGGGAGATTTGAAGGAGAGGATAGCACTCAACTTGATTGATACACACGGGCAAGAAAAGGTAATCTTCTTTGAGCCATCTGAATTAGATGCGGCACTGATAGGCATCGCCTTGCGGATCGGCCTATCGGTGCCAGCCTACGACTATGACAAGCTGATTGAAGTGCATCGTAAGATGGGCATGAGCTATCAAGAAGCGGAAGAGTGGGTGACCGTAAACACAATGGGCCGTTACGTAGGACCAGAGACTCCCGTAGTGGTGTGGCGGCCCAGATGACTTTTGATAGCTGACTGCTTGGTCTTGATGGCCTATATCGTCGTAGGCATGCTGCTCTTAGTCCTCCTCCTGCTTGGGCTGACGCTATGGACCTGGTATCGCTATGTGATGTTTGTGCGCAAAAGAAAGGCAGGCCATGAACTCCCTACCCCCCCTAAGTGAAGAGTCCAGCTGGCAACGCATAGGGTCCGATGGCGAAATCTATACCATCAGACGCTATCCTGCTCCTGAATGGGGCGAGGATCGCTGGGTCTGCACTTGCAAGGGATATCGGTTTCGGTCCCGTAACAAACTCAATTACCACTGCAAGCACATTACCCAGGTGCGAGAATGTCTGATACAACAGATTTGACCATCAACAATGATTATAAGCTTTGTCTTGCCAATGCCATCAACACGAGTAAATGGCTCAAGGAAC